AATCGTAGCCTTAATCGCTTTGGACGATTGGCGTGGGAACGAGCCGCATGGCCCTTCGCTTCCATTCTTTCCCAGATCATTCCCGATTTGCGCGTTCGTAGCGTTGACGTCGGGAGTGGTGGAGCATCCTATTCCTCCGCCCCTAGCGTAAGCTTTAGTGGTGGGGGAGGTTCTTCTGCGGCGGCTACCGCAACCGTGAACAGCGACCAAGAAGTAAATGGTGTGTCCGTGACCAATAACGGAACTGGATTTACTGGTACTCCAACGGTATCGTTCAGCGGAGGTGGTGGTAGCGGAGCGACTGCTACTGCGAATATGTTGTCCTACATAGATTTCAATCAGGACATTGCGGAAATATTTCGAGTGACCGACAAAGACCCATATGGAGGAGCATCCTTCAGCGACATTGCATTTCGCAATATATTCGTCAGCGGAGCGACTGAATTTGGAGAAGCAATCATGCCCAATCGTGCATCTACCGCACCCGTCTGGGTACACTATCGCAAACCATACCCGGAATATGCTAGTGGGGCTAGTGATTTTCCATTCGTATTTTCCGAGTACGTAGTGATGGGTAGCTTTGGGGATTGGTTGCAAGCAGACGGACAAAACTCGAAAGCGCAAGTTGCTTATCAGCAAGCGGAAGCAATCTTGCAGACCGAACTGGACAAGCTCGAAAGGCAGGAAGGACAGACCCAACCCATACAATTTACCACTTACGGAACAACCATAGCAACACCAGCATAACTTATCATGGCATCAACATCAGAATACAGAGGGCTTGGCCTTAATGGCGGGGAGTACATCAACGATACTGCAGTACATAACAATACCAAGGGATGGTTTGCCATCCAAGCGACTGAGGATACCGTGCTTGCCGCTCAATCGAGCAACATTACGAACTTGGACGATATCTGCACGGGGCAGGATGGGACGACTCTTTCCGCAGGCATGGTACTCTACGGGAACTTTACCAGTATTGATCTGACCAGCGGAGCAGTAATCGCTTACAACGTCTGAGCATGGGTAGCTCGACCATATCGCTTGGGCTTGGCTTGGGCGGGGGGAAGTCTGGAACTTCGTCAGGTCGCCCGGGCGGAGGCTCGTATGATAATACTCTGGCCGCATCCCTTGACGGCACGGATGATTACGTCGGGATTGCGGGTCTTGCGAGTCGCTCGCTTGGCGCGCTTTCCATGTGGGTGAATATTACTAGTACGGACGGAATCACGTCCAACGGAAGTTCCTCGCAAATGGGTATGCTTGCAGGGTTTGGACCACATACTGGCGGCACAGGCGGATACGACGGATTGAACTGGGGGTCTTTCCTAACCGATACGGACTTGCTTACGCTCCGAGCAAACAGCACTGTCATAGCAAAGTACCAAGTACCGAGCGCGGGGGATAAGCTTGCCGCCGGATGGCATCATATCGTTCTTACCCACAACGGAACTGGGTATACCTTCTACATTGACGGGGTGATTGCGACTAGCGCTCCGCTCTCTGACGGAAGTACAGGGGGAACTCTAACAACCAGTACGCACGCTATTCTGACGGGAAGTAATTTTACATCCTTTGGAACGCCTACAATACGAATAAAAATCGGTGGGAACAAAATCGGACAATTCTATTCGCAAGGACTCTTTGATGAGGTAGCGCTTTTTGACAGCGGATTGTCCGCATCCCAAATAACAACGATTTATAACTCTGGCGTACCCGGAGACATATCCTCTCTTAGCCCGGACGGGTTGTGGCGAATGGGAGACGGAACGGGCGATACCAATTCAAGTGGCGGATCGCCATCGAATACCGATACCATTGGTACGGTGGCTGATCAATCCGGCAATTCGAACAACGCTTCGGGAATCAATGGACCGACTTATTCATCTAGCGTACCCACATGAGCAAGACATATTGTATAATCAACGCTTCCGACGTCTCCTCCGTAGATTTTTCACAAGTCTACGAGACAAGTGCCGATACGCTTAGGTACAACGTCGCTGGGGATCAGACATTCGTCAAGTATACTGGGAACAAGCCACGCTTCTTGTACGGGAAAGATACTTACACGCACTCGCAAATGGTGGCTATTTTATCACAGAGTGAATGGAATCCTCCTATACCAGATGAATGATGGAATATTCATCATACATCTTTCTAGGTCTTGGGGTTGCAGTATCAGTCCTTGGATTTTTTCTCAAGCGAATGAAGGAGGAGATTGACGTGCAAAAAGCAAAGAACTCCAAGCTGGAGATAGCATCCGCTAGACACTACGAAAAGATAAGGAACTTGGAAAAGCTTGCAGAAGACAGGCGAAGCGACGTGAAAAGAATTTACGAATTGATAGGCAAGAAATGAGCGAAGGATTATCTGAGAACACGCAAGTAAAGGCAAACCTTGCATTCATGGCAAAGACCATTGCATTGGTGGGTACTGCTGTTTGGGGATACTCCGTAGTATGGAACAAGATATCCAGCTTGGAGAACGAAAACGTGCGCATGAGGCATGAGATGGAACTGAATAGCGAGTTTCGGATAAAGTGGCCCAGAGGAGAGATCGGAGCATTGCCCGCTGATGCTACGCAGGACATGAACATTGAGCATTTGAAAGACCGAGTGGACAAGCTCGATGAACACGTTGACAAGCTAAGGCATGGGGGCAATGGGGGAGGTCACTAATGTTCGAACTACTTACTTTGTTTTTAACTGGTGGTGGTTCTGCCGCAATGGGGAGCATCCTAAAGGGTGTCTTCGGAGCGATGACGGATGCTCGTCAACAGAAGTACGAAATGGAAATGGCAAGGGAGTGCAGGAACAATGAGTTTGCGATCAAGTTTCAAGAGTCTCTCAACAATGGACCGGGTGGTGCGTTCACTCGCGCTACTCGTCGTATGCTCGCACTTATCGGGATGTCTACGCTCTCATTCATCACCTGCGTTACGACAATCTACCCAAGCATTCCACTCATCAGCACAACAAATATTACCGGGGAAGGAAAACGGGAATTTCTTTTCGGACTCATCAGTTTTCCAGCGGAGCAAGCCCCTCTGGTCGTTACAACGGGTCACATTGCGCTCTTTGAAGCAACAGTCGTCCTCCCCTTGATCATCGGATTTTATTTCACACCTGGAGGAAGAAGATAATGAGAGACGGTCTTTATGGAATTGGAGGAACGCTTGCTACTTTTAGCGGGTCATTGCACGAAGTGGTCGGTGTGATTGCCGGATCGCTTACTATTGTGTTCATGTCCTACAAGATTTGGCAGGAGATAAAGAAGAGAAAATGACCCGCTATCGTTCATACGGACAACTTGACGATCCCGTAGTGGTCGATGGGGACAATGGGTTCGTTGGGATTAATTCATACTTAGAACCGACCAGTTTGAAACAAGGGTTCGTTCAGACATCCGAGAATATGCGCTTGCTTGGTGACGAAGCGGAAGTGCGCAAAGGGATAGGCTTCTTGGCTGGATCAATTAGTGGTGGACTCATTACTTACAATGGATCGGATGAGAAAATATTTGCCAGTACTCTGTTCAGCGACCCAGCAAGTGGTGCTGAGTTCTTGGTTGTCGCTACCAAGAGCAAAGCGATCATTTGGAATGATGCGAACAATAGTGGTATTGGCATTGATTATCCCGGTGGTGAAGTCGTTGCATCAGCGGACGGTGCGAGCTTCGTGCAAAACTTTGAAAAACTCATACTATTCAGAGGTTCTGGAAAACGACCATTGGAATGGAATGGTGATTTTAGCACGCCAACCGACTTTACTTTAAAAACAAGTACGGCAAGCGGGAGTGGGATTGCATGTCCGAACACTACTTTCGGAATAAGCTTTCGCAATCGTTTGATCATTGCCAATCCTCCAACTACAGGTGCTGGTCCATCTGGGGATAGTAACTACAGCATAATCATGTCAGATTTGCTGGAAGGAAATAACTTTACCCCTGGGGATAGTCAGTTCAGATTTAACAAAGGATCAGCAGATTTTCTGGTCGGATTCATACCCTATCAAGAAGATCAGTTAATTGTGTTCATGCGCAACTCCATACATTTGGTAAATAATGTTGCGACAACTTCTGCCGCAAACACTTACGAAATCACTCGTCAGCACGGATGCGTTGCTAGAAAGAGCATTGCCCAGAGCGGTCCACAAAC